GATGGTGAGCGGATCCCCAATAGGCTTTTTGCCCCGTCAACCAAGTTGGTTACTACGGATCCAATTGCTTTACCAACTAGCCTTAGGCCCTCTGTAACTATGCCCTTGACAAAGCCACCAATAACCTGAGCTCCAGCGACAACCATTTCAGGGATAGCGCCAAGTAGCGTTTTGATCATCATAGGGATCAAGTCAAATAGCGCATCAAGGATGGCTGGCGTGGCATCTACTAGCCCTTTGACTATTCCAAAAAACAGCTTCATTGCGGCATCAACTAGCTCAGGGAGAAAGTCCAAAAGGGTTTGAGTGATCTCTGGGATCAGCTCCACTACAGTGTCAATCAATACTGGGAGAACTTCAAGCAAAGCATCAAGCAAAGAACTGAATAATTCCAAAGCCGCATCTAACAGCTGTGGCACCATGCTGAGCAAGCTCTTGACTAGATCAGGTAAGAGCTCAGCTATGACAGTGATCAGCTGTTGAACAATTAGCACGGCCTGTGTCAATAAAGCTGGGAGCATTACATTGACAAAGAAATCAATTAGCTTTGGTAGGAACTTGACAAAAGCATCAGTGATCCCAGGGACCGCTTCCATTACTGCGCTAAAAATCTTATAGCGGTAATCTGACAGGGTTTCAAAAGCGCTATCTAAGCCGCCATCAGAAAAAAAGCTAGTTATCTTGCCAATTATTAGATCTAGGATCCCATTCAAATCAAGGTAGCCGCTATTGATCTGGCCAACTAGCCGCTTGAAGTTGTCAACAGCTGGGCCAAGAAAGTCAGAAATGCTCTGGCCAACCAGCTTAGCCTTTTCCTCAACTGGTCCTAGGAATGAAGTGATCCCCAGAAAAAACTCTTTGAAGTAATCAAATGATGGCCCAAGTAGGTTAGCCCCTACACGCTGAATTGAAGCTTGCATGTTTGCAAACGCACCAGCTACAGTGTTGCCAGATTCTAGTGCCGCTCCACCAAGCTTGTTCTCCAGCGCATTGATAAGCATGTCAGAGCTGATCTCGCCCTCTTTAGCCAGCTCAAAAATTTCCCCAGCGGCAACACCAGCTTGTTCACCAAGCATTTGGTAGATAGGTATTCCACGGTCTGCCAGCTGGTTCAAGACATCATTTTGAGCCTTACCGCTTGTAGTCGCTTTATTGAGAATTGAGCCCATCTCATCAAGACCAGCGCCAGCTATGTAAGCCGCATCAGCGGTTATCTTTAGATACCTAGCAAGTTCTTGCCCTGGCTTTATGCCAGCCGCAACGGCAGAGGCTGAAATCGTTGCCGCATCAGCCATTCCAAAAGCGGTCCCACGAACAGCGCTCAATGCGTTGTCCATGATCAGTGCTACATCTTCGGTGGTGTTACCAAGCCCTAGTAGTTTTGCCTGAGCTTCCTCAATGCCAGTTAGCCTTTGAAAGCCACTAGCTAGAACTCCACCAAATGCGGCGGCGGCAACACCAGCGGCAACTGCGGCAACTTTAGCCACATTGCCAATGCCTCTTTTGAAGCCACCTGTGAAACTTGTGCCAGCTTCTTTTCCAGCGGTTTTGCCGACACCCTTAGACCCACCAAGTTCTTTGGCAATGGCCCTCTGAAATCCCTTAGCTACGGGAATGAGGGTCACATAGGCGTATGCTTGTTCAGCCAATTTAGGTCTCCATCTTTAGCTTTGGTTAGGATTGCTCTTGCATCCCTGCGGGCATTTCTGCCTTTTCGGACTGTGTTTGGCTCACCCCAAGGGCGTGGCCATGGCTTAGGTTTCTTCTTAGAGTTAACCTGAGCTAATAGATCATAGGTTGCGGCGGCAATGGTCCATTCATAACTAATTGGGTGTTGCCAACTGTTCTTGGCTGTTTGTAGCCAGCTGGTTGGATCTGACATCAAGACAGACACCAGGCTGACCACCTCAGCCCAAGGAACTGTGTCCCCTAGGCAATTTAGACCTAATCCAAATCGGGCCCTAAAGTCATAGGTAAAAGCGTGTTTATAGTCCTCTAGGATTTGGAGGACTGCAATGATTCCCCCAGAGGGGCACCTTGGGTCCATCCATTCATAGCATCTGTGAACTCAGATAGGCTCATTGTGTCAATTACGGCCATGCCCTTTTCATCAAGGACTGACTCCAACATAAACCACATCTGCTCATCAGCTTCCATTTTGCGGGCCTTACGGATCACGCCTACTGGAAGATTGGTGAAAGTGGGTAGGACTACTTTTTTGCTATTGTGCTCTATTGTGTAGGTCATTGCGGCTACTTTCTTTTTTTAGGTTTTGGTTTTTTTGTGGTGTATCCCATCACGGCCCTTTCTGGTTACTGCGGCGGGAGTAGGCCCCTAAGGACCTACCCCCTAGTTTACCTGATGACCGCCGCAATAAGGGCATCAGGAACTTACTAGCCCCCTAGTTGGCTAAAGAACTTCTTGAATGTGGTTGATCCTGCATCTGCGTAGGCTGAGATCGTCACTTGGTAGCCCACGGCCTCACCTGAGGCTAGGGTCCTGGTTCCAATAGAGGTGATCTCACCAGCGGGGATGTAAATTCGCTCTACAATTGCCCCGTCAACTACATCAATAACAAATGACTTGCGGCCACCTGTTGATGTTGGATCCCCGTCTAGTGCACCAGTGGTTATGGTTGATCCATAGTAGAGCTCCAATACGGATTCATTTGTCTCAATGAAAGTCATGTCCACAGAGTAGGTTCCCTCTGAGGTTACTTCACGGACTAATGAGCCGTTTTGCCATGCACGGATCTGGTTGGTGGTGCGATCTATGTTTTCAACTATTCCATCAGCTGATACATAGCCCAAGTCCACAAATGCCGCATCTAGAGATCCGCTTGTGGTTGTTGGTCCTGTGGTTGTGGTTGGGGCTACATACACAGCTCCAGTTACCGCAACTCTTACATTGTCTGAATCTAATGCCATTTTGTTTCCTAACTAATTTGTGAGGTTTGACCCTCTATGGGTAACGGCAAAGCGCAAAAATCTACGCTCACCGCTTAGGTCTGTCACATCCTGGATGGAGGACTGAACAGATGTTGCCACAATGGGTGTCCCATTAGGCAAGTCATCAAAAATTGCTTCAACCATCAGGGCCAATCCCTCTGCGGTTGCATAACTACTCTCATAAATGTTGACACCAATTACAGAGCTCATAATTGTTTTGCTGTTTCTACTGCCACCATCACGCCTGATTATTACTTGGCTAGTGGTGTCATCAGCTAAGATTCCAACTCTGGTGTTTGTGTAGCCCTGTGTTGTCAACTCTGTATTTAGGCGGGACACTAGGTGAGCCATGATGTCACTAAAAATTACTGCATCAGCCATTATCCTGGGGTGCCTTTCGCTCTACGCTTGGCCCTGCGGGCGGCCAGCTGATTCTTTGTAAAGGTTCCCCGCTCTCCACCTGCTAGATCTAGCGCTTTGGATAGGTCACCTGTGTTTGCCTCATCATAATCAGAGCCACGGCTTACCATTACTCTGATTCGTGTGCGGCCTTGCTTGGCCTCTAATTCTGATCCAGGGAGAGCGGCCTTGACTTTCATCATTCTTTCAACCAGTTCGTTTTCAACTTCCTGGCTTTTCATTAGGGCTCTCATTCCCCTGCTGTTTAGGGTTACTGTCCCTTGGCCACCAGGGATCCTGCTACCCATTGACTTCCCTTTGTAGGTCTATCACGGTGCCTGGAGTCCAGTGGCCTAGTCCGTTTCGCCAATCAAATGGTTCACCGTCTAAGACATAGCGATCACCACGGACAACAAAAACATCCTTGATCTGAATTTCTGTGTTTGGTGCTAAATACAATGTAAGTCCTGAGGTAACTAGGATCTCTGCCGCTCCAACAGTTTTTGATCCTGTTCTGGCGGCTACAATCCCTGTGAGTAAGATCTCTGTGGTTACAATGATTGGCTCACCGTATGAGTCAGTCCCTGCGGAACTTTGTCGGATTTGGGTAATTGATTCCATAGTTGCCGTTCCCTAGTATTGAAGTTGAGCGGAATGAGAGGCCACGGTAGTAATCTGCAACCTTGGTGTCAGCTGGACTAAGCATTACTTGAGCCCCTACGGCCCAGTTTGCATAAGACTGTGAAAATGGCCCTACAGCTTGCTGTTGAACTCCAGCCGCCGCATCTGGGCTAATTGAAAGTGTCCTAGCTACCATGCCAGCTACTACGCCAATGACATCCTGAGGGATGTTGGCTGAGCCGTGTTCATAGTTGACCGTCACGCCTCTAAAATCACCTAGATCATAAAGGCTCTGGTGACCGTCAAATGTGAAATCAATTACTACGCCGTTTAGGTCTTTGACCTCAACAACTTGAATGACTGGCCTCTGAGTTAGTCGCACGATCCCATCTGTAGGGAATAGTCGCACAGTGCTCTCTCCAACCTCAAACTTTTGCACGGCCCTCTGAATAAACAGGGCTGATGCATCTTGTAGGTAGGCGTTTGCTTTGGGGATTTCTCCAACAGTCAGACTGCGACCCAATCGGGCTTCAACATCTGAAATTGTGGCCAGTGCCATCAGGACCTCTCTTGAAAACTTTGGGGTGTGTGGCTGAGGGGCCAGCGTGAGCCAGCCCCCCAGCGGTTAGCCTTATTTAGGCAGATACATACTTGACTACAGCGGTGGCCTTGATTACTTTGCAACCGTAAACATTTAGTCCACGAACAATGTCAGAGAACTTGGTTGGGTTGCGTAGGGACTCTAGTGAGTCAATCTGGTTGACAAATGCAACCATGTCCTGGTGGTAACCAATAGCGGTTGCGGTTGAACCTGCAACCAGTGGGGACTCTAGGACATCCATGCCGTATAGGCGGGCAATGGATCCGTTGCGTAGTTCTTCACTTGAGCCAGCGGCTGAAACATCAGACAATCCCTCAAGTAGCAAGTCAGCAAAGTCAGGGTTGACTACAACTGAGCGGTTTGAAGCTGGGACCTTGGCCTCAGTCATTGACTTACGAATTGCACGCAAAGCGGCTTTTGCTAGGGCTGGGGTGGTAACTGCAACAGCTCCACCGTTGCCGTCAGTTGAACCTGCAAGCATCTGAGCAATGACATAGGTCTCTGCATCTTCCGCTAGTGCACGGCCAGCCGCATCAGTCCAAGCGTTGAATGTGCCAGCGGCCTGGACAGCATCTACATCATCAACATTCACAGAAAAAGCTTTTTCCTGGTTGATTAGCAACTGAACCTCAGTGTCAGCCAAAGCCTCAGCTGTGATTGTGCGGCCAGCGGCGGCATAGTCTACAACTGTTGGGGTGGTTGCGTTGATGATGTGCACTGTGTTTCCACGGGTTGCATCACCAGCATACTGAGTGTTTAGTGTTGGGATTACAATCTGGTTTGCTAGGAAGCTCTGTGTTACTCCAGCGCTCCAGATCTCTGGGATGAAATTGTCTATTGCCATTTGTTTCTACTTTCTTATAGTTTACCCATCAGACTGTCCAAACGCCC